GACGACTCCGCGATGTTGTTAGATTTCTTGAGTTTGTTAAGTTCTTTAGTTAGTAGAATAATGGATTATGTCCCTGATAAGTTAAAGCCTTTCCTTTCTACCATATTGAGTTCCTTTGGTATTTCTGAGTTTATTTGCCTCCAAAAAGCCAAACAGCTTTTGAGTTCCCATAAGAGAGACAAGAAGGCAATCTTGTCTAGTACGTTTCGTACAGAAGTTAAAACCTTATTTGATCAGACGAATGCTATTGATGTTAGACGTTTTTTTTCCAAAAACAAGCAGTTAAATGACGTGTATTCTGACTTTACCAGATTGCACAAAGGAGTTATATCGTATGAGCAGGCAGCCCGAGTTGAGCCAAGTTGTTTTGTCTTTGAAGGCCCCCCCGGTTGTAGAAAGTCTTTTACCATCAACAAGATTATTTCAGTTTTGGGTTTAACTCATTATGCCCACACTGTTAAGAGTTCGGAGGATGGTAAAGACTGGTACGACTCATACGATAACGAAGAAATTTTTTATATGGATGATGTCGGTCAGATGGGGAAGTCTCAGTGGCGCAATTTAATAAATTGGGTTTCAGCAGTTAAATTACCTCTTGATTGCGCAGAGGCATCCCTAAAAGACACTAAATATTTCAATAGTGAGACGATTTTACTGACAACTAACAACTTTATGAATCTAGGAGGTTTTACTTCCAAAGATTGCATAGAGACGCCGGAGGCCCTGTGGAGGCGTGGTTTGGTGTTTGATATGAAGGATGTTACCAGCGAAGGAGATGTTATGAGAGGAGTTGTTGTTTTCACACATTTTGATATCGCTAGGCACACCTTTGTGCAAGGATTTCCACAAGAGTTTTTACAATTTTGTGCCGAGGAAGAAGTTGTAATCAGTCATTGCTGTCGAGTTGAAGATGAAAAAGCTTTTTTACTTTGGGCAACCACTATTATAATGGGTTTTAAGAAGATGCGAAAGGCCCAAAAGGCGCGAAACACGCTGAGCGCTGAGTTAGTTAAAGAGTTGCGCAACAACAACCCCTTTGTAGAGAATTACTTCGACGCCGAAGTACGAGTTATAGATTTTTCCGACATTTCGGGATCCCTAGATGATGAAGAGTTGAGTTGGGGTGAGATGTTCACTTCATACCTAGACTATTGTTTGGAAGTAGTAAAGGATTTGTTATCGAGTTTAATTTCCTTGATTTGGGAGAGACCTTGGGAAGCAGCCGCTGCCCTAGCCCTTACAACAGCAGTTATTAGTTTATTATACAAAGTTCGAAATTTTAGAAGTGAAGGTTCTTTAGTTAGTATGGTGGACGCCGGTGCGCGAACTGAGTTAGTTGATAAATTCGAAACCTTAGATATAAGTAGAGTTCATACCTTGGTTAATAAGGTATCGAGAAGTGTATTTGAGGCAACGGTTTATTATAAAGAGAATGGAGTCCAAAAGTCTGTAGATTTCCACACCCTGTTATCAGAGCGTTCTTTAGTTGTGCCCTACCATGCCATTTTGGGTAGGGATTTCCAGATTTCTGTTTTTAAAAGCAGGAAGCATAATCACTTAATTGTCGATCATGCAATTGTTGAAATAGTGTATTCGAGTAAAGAGAATGATGTAGCAATTTTGCGTTTGAATAAAGGTTTCCCAACCCCGTTTCCGAAGTTAGCACATTGTTTTGCCCACAATGTAGATAGAGCGATAGGGTTGGTTTTTCCTGGGAAGGTAATAAAATTAGATGGTATTTTAGTGAAAGAACCAGGAGAGTTAGTTGTTTACCCAATGTCGGAGAAGTTACATAATACTTTGAAAGACCCTGTTATATATAGCGAGTTGCATTTCCCGGGGATGTGTGGTGTACCCTTAATTGGAGAAACGGGTCACATCAAAGGGATGCATATAGCAGGTCATGATAAGAAGGGTTTAGGAGTTTCAGTAGTTTGGAGTAAAAAATGTCTCTCCGACATTTTAGGTGTTCTAGATGAGTTGGATAGCGGGTTGAAACTGACTAGTGTAGTTAGCGATAGGGTTTTTGACAATTGCAGTGGCATTAAAATAGAGACTGATTTGGCAGCTTCCACCCCCCCCAATTCGAATTTTGTCCCCTCGCCTTTATTTAATTTATTTGAGACCACCAGGCAGCCCGCCAATTTACGAGTTTATGGTCCTCACACTGTTAAGGATATAGGGAAAGCTGCTCGCACCCCAATAACCTTTGCAGACCCAGAGGCATTGGCTTTTGCTGAAGATGCGTTAGATATGTATTTTGTAGATTACACAGATTTGAGTGAGGAGCAAGTAGTTAAGGGTGATGAGACTCTGGCGAGGATGAACAAAAAGTCCTCCAATGGTTTCTTTCCCCTAAAGACGAAAGACGAGTGTTTTGACTACGAAAAGGGTTGTTTTAAAGACGAGTTTAGAGTTTTGTACGGTGAGTTTTTAAGTAGAGTTAAAAAAGGTGATATAGAACCGAGGGATATTGCGTGGTTCGAAACTCTCAAAGACGAGTTAAGAAATGTTGAGAAGGTGGAACCTCGCAGTTTTAGAGTTAGTCCTGTGACAGTGCAAGTGTTAACCAAAACCTGTTTTGGCAATTTGGTTAAGCACCTGTATAAAGAGAGGTGGTTCAATGAGATTATGATTGGTATCAATCCCGCAAAGGATTGGGAAAAATTATATGCCTCACTGGACACCTCTCATACGTTTGCTGGCGACATTAAGAAATATGATAAGAG